GGCGACTACAAGCTCCAGTGCATCGAGGCCGACCGCATCGGCAATCCGAATCATCTGGCGCAGGAGGAAAACAACATCGGCGGGATCAAGATCGACACGTCCACCGGCGCGGTGACGGCGTATGAGATTTTCAAGCGCACCCGCACCAACCAATACGAGCTGGAAGCGGCGTGCCCGCCGGAGAAGTTCATTCACCTGTTCCGGCCCACGCGCAGCGACCAATACCACGGGGTCTCGATTCTCAAGCCGGTGATTCCGCATGCGCGGGATCTTTACGAGTTGTTCGGCTACGAGAAGATCGCGGCGAAGTTCGCGGCCTCGTTCGCGGGCTTCCTGCAAACGGCGGACCCATACAGTCCGGACGGCGCCAACACCTGGGACGCGGCGGGCAGCAGCACGCGGAGCAAGCTGCCGACGATGAACGCGGTGGCGGGCACGGTGCAAAAGGTGGGCCGCGGCGACAACGTGATCTTCGCGCCGGGCACACAGCGGCCGAGCGGGGCTTTTATCCAGCTTGTTCAGGCGATCTTCCGCGAGATCGCGCTGGGGACGAACCTGCCCTATGGTTTCATTTACGACATGGCGGTGTTCGGCGGCGTGACGGCGCGGCTGGAAACGCAGCAGGCGGATCGGGTGTTCCGGCGCTTCCGCGAGATGCTGGCGGACACGCTGCTCAACCGGGTGAAGCGCAAGGTGCTCTTGCTGGGGATGGCGAAGAAGGAGATCCGGACGGTGAGAAACTGGAACAAGGGAACGTGGAACTTCGGGGCCAGCCTGACGGGCGACATCGGCCACCAGGTGCAGGCGGACTCGACCATGGTGAGTTTCGGCGTGAAGACCCGCACGCGCTGGGCGGCGGACTTGGGCGAGGATTTCGCGGATCTGGCGGACGAGGCGGCGAGCGAGATTGAGATGCTGCAAGGCATTTCCACCAAGCGCAACGTGCCGCTGGAGCTGCTCAACCAGAGCCTCGCCAACCCCACGGAGTTGATCGCCAACATGGCCAAGGCCAAGGCGGGCATTTCCGACGAGCCGCCGCCGCCTCCGGGCATGATCGGCACGATCGGCGAAAAAGGCGCGGCGCAGGTGATCGAGCTGCTGACGGCGGTGGGCCGCGGCGAGATCGACCGGCAGAGCGCGCGAATGACTCTCATCACGGTGCATGGCATGGACCCCGGCGCAGCGCAGGCTTTGCTGCCCGACCCGATGCGGATGCTGCCGGCGTGAGCGCACCAGAAAGGAAAAAACCATGGCCAGATACTCGTTGGAGAATCCACTGCAAATCATGCCGGAGCATGCGGGCTGGTTCGGGGTGGGGTTGGGAGCCTCGGTCTCGAAGGCGTGCGATGCGTTTTGGGTGTCGCGCGGGAAGAGGAGTTACAGCATGCGGGACGCGGTCCACCGGGCGATGGAGAGGGGCAAGGCGCGGAAGGCGCGGCGAAGCAAGAAGGCATAGGAATTTCGCAGGCAACTGCACACCCCGGTCAACGGTGGCGGGTTAATGGGTTTTCCCGCCGCCGTTGGCTTTGGGGTGAAAAATAAAGATAACCGCAGAGGCGCAAAGGTCGCAGAGGGGGCGCAAAGGATTTCTTTTGAAAAATCTTCTCAGCGATTCCTTTGCGGCCTTTGCGGCTTTGCGGTGAAAAATTGAGGTGGTCGTTGACTCCCTGCGCGAGGGATGGACCGCTACGAGGCTGGCAAGGTGAAACCGGTGGAGGCCAGCGCCAAGCTGGACGGGGTGTATGCGCGGGCGACCCGCGACGGGGTTTTCACCAAAAGCGGAAAAAAGGTTCCAAGTCCGCACATCGAAAAGCGGTTGCGGCGCTACTTCAAGAAGCATCCGGCGGGGGCGCTGGAGGGCGAGTTGTGGCGGAAGAAGGCCGGGATCGAGGCGATCGCGGGCGAGGCGCGGAGTGGCAACACCGGCAAGCTGAAGCTGCACGTTTATCCGGGGCAGGCGTCCCCTCCCCTGCCCTTTGGGGCGGTGCGGCGGGTGAAGGGCTACGGCGTGAAGGACGACGCCGGGGTGGAGAAAGTCTATCGGCGGGCCTTGCGCAAGGGTCACGAAGGCGTGGTGGTGCGTGGCGAGGACGGGCGGAAGTTCAAGAAGAAGCCGGAGCAGGACGCGGAGTTTCCGGTGGACGGGGTGCGCGCCGGGAAGAAAGCGGTGCTCACCATGCGGACGGCGGAGGGGCGTCCGTTCAAGGTGCAGGCGGGCGGCGGCGCGGCGGCGGCCAAGGCCGGGGACCAGGTGCAGGTGCGTTACTCGGGGTTGACGCGCAGCGGGAAGCCGAAGGCGGCGGTGGCCGTGCGGGTGCGCAACGAGAAGGATTTCAGCATGAAAACACGCGACGAGGAACAGATCCGCAAGGACCGCAAGGCGCTGTTGAAGGGCGCGATTCTGACGGCGGCGGGAGCGGCGGGAATGTATGCGATGTTGCGCAAGCCCAAGGTGCCGCAGCCGAAGTGGAAGATCGAGCGGCCGGGACTGCCCTCCCCTGCTCCGTCGCGGATGGATGTGGCGCAGATGCGGCAGGCCAGCGGGCGGGTGATCGAGAGCGGCAGGACGATCCCGCTGGGGCCGAAGGTGAAGACGCCCAAGGCAAAAGCGCCGACGATGACGCAGGCGGCGGCGGCCAACAACGAGCGCAAGGGTGGTGTGAAGCGGTTGGTGCGGGCGGCGGAGTTGCGGAAACAACGGGCCTGGGGCGCGCTCAAGACACCGAGCGCCAAACGGCTTGCCAAGCTGCATCCCAGCGTGCAGCAGGAATACCTGCGGTTGGACAAGGCGGCGCGCAGCAAGGGTATCCAACCGCTGCCCCAACACGCCGACCAAGTGACGGCGCGTGAAGCGCGGATTGCCGAGCGCACGGCGCGTGAACTGAACCGCCGCAAGTTGCAAGCCTACCGTGAGAAGAAAAATTTCCAAACTGCATTTACCATGAAATATCTATCCGATGAAGGGCCGAGCCGCTCCGAGAAACTCAAAAACGCAGTGCTGGCGGGCGGAGCCGCGACCAGCGCGGGCGCGGCGATTTACTCGGCGCGGCAGATCGGCAAGGCGCAGAAGACGGTGCAGGTGCTTGCGCCTCAACTCACTCCCCGCGAGATTGCGCGGGCGGTGGGGCAGGAGGTTTCCGGCAAGGCCAAGCGCACGCTCAAGGGTTATTTCCCGACCTTCATCAAGGGCGGCAAGAAAGTGAGCGCGCTGCTCAAGAAGAAGATGTTCGAGGAAAAGCCGCTGACGCATGAGGAGTTGGTGATGCGCTACGGCCAGAAGCAGGCCAAGCGGATCATCGCAGCGCAGGAGAAGAAGCGCGGGTGGTTGTTCGCCACTCCGGCATCGAGGTTGCTGAACTTCGGCAATGCCGAGCAGTGGCGGGAGATTGACTCGCGGCGCTACGGCAACCCGCTCAAGGCGGCGGCCGGGCTGGAGAAGGGATACTTCCGCACGAAGGATGGGAATCCGGTGCTGGAGGATATTCCGCTGGCGCATGCGCAGGTGCTCAAGTCCACCTACAACAAGGCGCACAAGATCCAGAAGAAGGTGAGCCGTGCGGGCGCGCTGGGCAAGGATGTGGTGAACGTGGCGCGGGGCAAACCGCGTGACCGGGACCAGGCCGGGCGCGAGAAGAAGCGCGAGTGGGAAAAGCCGTGGTTCAAGACGGCGGCGCGCAACGCGGCGATCGCGGGCGGGATGATCTACGGGGCTAAGCGGCTGCGCGACAACCCGATGGAGCGCGAGTGGGTGCGGCGCAAAATCAACCAAGGGGCGCGCAAGGTGAACAAGGTGGTGCCGGACATGATGAAGGAGTGGGGGGAGAAGCACGAAGCACGAAGCATGAAATCCGAAACGGAAGAGAAGAATTTTGCGACTCCAGCCTCGCGGATTTTGGGAAAGTTTGAGAAACCCTTGCGCAAGGGTGCGCTGGGAAAGTTCATGGGGCCGAGCGCGGCGCAGAAAGCGGCGGCGGCTGACCGGGCGGCGCTGGTGGGGCGGCTGAAAGCGGCGGCGGCCAAGGGTAATGACAAGGCTGCGGGCATGGTGAACCGTGCCCAAAAACACGCGGCGATGAAGGAGGCGGGCGTGAAGGCGGCGGAGCGGCGGCAGAAGGATGCCGTGCGGACGTTGAAGAAAGGCGCGGGGATCGCGGCGGGCGGAGCCGTCCTGGGTGGCACGGCGATGAAGCTGCATGCGGACCAGCCGGAGGACCGCAAGGTGAATCAAGGGGCGAGGTTCCGCAATGCGCTGATGGGCGCGGCGGCGGGATCGTTCCTGGGCGGGGCGCTGCATGCGGGCAAGAGCGGCTTCCGTGGGGCGCGGCTTGGCGCGGCGGCGGGCGGGTTGATCGGCGCGGTGAGCAATCCGAAGCGCAAGCAGGTGATCGAGGAGTTGCCGGTGGCGAGCTTTGAGACTCCGGCGTCGAGGTTGATCGAGTTTGGGAAAGTGGCGTATCGGGGGATATCGGTGAAGCGGTATCCGGGGCAGAAGGTGCGGCCGGGGGCGGCGCGGGGCACGTGGTCAAGCTACGTGGCGGATACCTGGGGCGTGCCAGCCAAGCACAGCGCGGAAGCGGTGGAAGCGGCGCGGAAGATTCGGATTTTCAAGAAGAACCCGGTGGGCAAGGAGATCGAGGGGACGCGCAAGGCGCTCACCAAAGATCCGGAAATGGGCCGGTGGGTGAAAAACAAGAGCACTCCGGCGCTGGTGGTGGAAGGCAGGTATGGCAAGGAGATTTACAAAAAGGGCAGCCGCGAAACCAAGGATGAGATCAACCGGCTGAACATCGGCCGGGCGCGGGGCAAGAACGTGAAAGTGTCCAAGGGCTGGATCGGTGCGCCGTATGTGCAAACGGATTTCAAGACCCGGGCGTCCGCGCTGTTCCACTTCGATGAGATCGCGGCGGATGCCGGGTGGGACATCCGTGACCCTCGCGGCAAGTCGGCGCGGGTGTTCGCGCCGGGATCGCGGCAGCGGTATCGCAGGCCCAAGGAGTGGCATGAGAAGAAGGAGAACCGCGACAAGCTGGCGGCGGCGGCCGTTCTGGCGGCCGGTATCGGTGGCTTCGCGCTGGGGCGGAAGTTGAAGGGGCGGAAGAAAATCCCGGTGCCCTCCCCTGCTCCAGGCGGCAGTTATCATTACGCGCCGCGGGGGCCGCGCAGCACGCCGATGCGCGAGGCGTTCCGGCACGGCCCGAAGGATCGTCCGCATTGGAACAACTGACCCTTGCGCAAGGGTGCGTTGACACCCGGCGCGGGGGCATGGCTAAAGCATCTCTCCGCTCGTTGGAAGCGCGCATGGAAAATCAACTCCGCGCGTTTGGGTATGGTCCGCAAGAACATGAATTCGGTGGCACGCTGAATATGGTGCAACGGAAGTTCGCGCCGGAGGATGAATCCGAACGCGCTGCCTATAACCGCAAGTGGAACAACCGCCGGACGGGTCTTGCGGCCGGGATCACCGCGGCGGCCGGTGGCACGCTGGCTTATCAAAACCGGGAGAAGATCAAAGGCGCGGCCAAGACCGGCCTGGGCAAAGCCGCCGCGGGTGCGGAAGGTGCCGGGGATTTCCTGCGGCGTCAGGCGGCGCTGGGTGCGCGTGCGGCAGTGGAGAACCCGGATCTGAAACGCCGTGTTGCCGCCAAGGGCGCGGGTTATTTGGGCAAGGCCGCGGGCGGCATCCGCAAGGCGGCATCCTTCTTCCACGATGTGGACGCCATCATCGATCTGGCCGAGCGCGTGGCGCTGATGGAGCTGGAGGCGGAGCAGGAGTTGACGGAGTTCAACTCCAACCTGCTCGTCGGACTTCCTGATGACTGGCAGACCACAGGCCGTGAAAAAGCGGTGTTTGATCGCAAAGGAAATATCATCAAACACAAGCGCGTGGAATACAAGCAGCCGCGCAAAGGTGAGCCGAATCTCGACATTACAAAAATGAACAAGGATGGCACATGGTCAATCGATGAGACTTTCGGCAGAAGTGACAGCCGCATCCGCCGCGCCAAAGCGGTTGGGTTGGCAGGACTGACGGCGGCCGGTGGTTATGCCGCAGGCAAGCACGGTCCCAAAGCGATTGCGGCAGCTAAGGCGGCACGCGGCAAGATGGGCCAAGTGGCCGGTGCCGCCGCATCACGTGCCAGGCAGTTGCTCAAGAAGTGATTTTCCCAACCGCGCGATAGTTGAATGGTAAAACGCTGGGCTCATAACCCGGAGGCTGTGGGTTCGATTCCCTCTCGCGCAATTCCGCTTCGCGGAGATCGTGGATGGTAGATAGTAGATAGCAGATAGAAGATTTAAGATCATGAACACGAAGTTGCTGCAACGCTTGGAAGATCGCCTGAAGGAATTCGTTTCCACCGAGGAGCTGCCGTATGGCGGCGGGCTGTCGGGGGAGGGTTACGACAAGCCGCGGTATCCGAGTTTGTATCTCTCGCGTTCCACTGATCCGGGGTTGATGAAACTGCCGGGCGAGGGCAGCGCCATGGTGCGCTACAAGGTGAAGCGGCGCGAGATCGATGAGAGCCGCGACGACGGCCAGCCGCTCTACGGCGCAAGCATCGAGATCCAAAGCCTGGAGCCGTGCGCGGAGGAAGAGGAAGAAACGGGGCTGGAAAGCACGGTGTTTTTGAAGGAGTTTGCGGTGAAGCCGCGAGCGGTGACTAAGCTGATGAAGACCTCGAAGCTGAATCCGTTGATGATTCATAAGAGTGGCGTGCTGGATGAATTCCGGGTGAGGCCGAAAAAGTTGGGATGGAATCGTGACGAGCGGCTGGCCGGTAAAAGTCCAATGAGCTACTACACCAACGACATCAAGGATGCCCGCAACACGGCGGCGGATTTGCTGAAGCGCAAGCGCGCCGGGCAGAATGTGGGTTTTGAAGAGCGGGAGTTTGGCAGTGCGGGAATGATGCGCTTGGCTCGGGTGGGCAAGACTCGCAAGGAATGGCCGCTGGAAATACGTCACAAGATCGGCATGGGAAAATTCAAGGAAGGACGTGCCTGGGATAAGATCAATAAGTCCGCCGTCTCCACCCGGATGCAGGGCGTGTATGGATTTGAGGCGAAAGAATTCGCCGAAGCCCGTGACCGGGATGGCGAGGGGCGGTTTGCGGCGGGCGGGGTTCCGGGGCCGCAGGACTATGCGATCGCCGGAGCGGTGGCGAAGAAGAAGAAGATGGCGGTGGGTGCCGGGCTGGGCGTGGGTGCCTTGGCTGGTGGCGCGATGCTGGCACGGAATGCGCGGAGCCGGATGGTGAAATAAGATCCGACCGATCTGACCGATCCGACAGATTCGCGTTCTCACGAACGCGCCTACGGGGCCTCGCATTGACATGCGGGGCTTTGCCGTATGAGCGCAACGTATCATTTTCAAACGGCAGCCACTTC